TGATGCTGGAGTCCGTCAGATTGCCGACACCCGTGGTGTTCACGATGCCGGTGGGCTGGCCAGAGGTGCCGGGGCCGTTGAGCACGCCTTCGTCGACCGCCAAGGCGGTGATCGCGGCCAAGTCCGCATTGATGATGCCTTCCGCGTCCGGAGACGACTGCAGCAACAGCAACCGGCTGATCTCGGTGTAGGCGCCGACATTCTTCGGCGTCAACGCCATCTGGCCGAACGCCTGATTGGTCGGGGTCAATTGCGTACTTTCCGACGCCAGCCAGTAGGCCGAGCCGGCCGCCGTCTGGCGAGGGACCGTGACGTTACCGACCAAACCCGACAACGTGCGCGCGCCCATGCGATACGCCACTGCGCGATTGCGCAGCACTTCGATGAAGGACTGATTGATCGTCGCAACCAAATAGCCGCCCTGGTTCGCCGTGCCGACCGTTTCCGGCGTGCGAACGCCGCGCATCGCATCGCGAGCCGCAATGGAGCGCCCATCGATCGAACGCTGCTGGACCTCGAGCGGGACGTAGAACTTGTTGGGGTCCGGAGCGCGATTCAGACGCGCACCAATTTCGCGCGAGCATTCGGCTTCGAAACCCGCGGCCTGCCATGTCTTGTCGGCCACGGCGCGGATCGCTTTCGTGATGCTGAAACGATTCGCTTCCTGCGGGCTCAAGCCCAAAGAGCCGAGACCCGAGCTCGGATTCTTCTTGCCCCGTTCCTCCATGATCGTGAGCAATTCGTCGGACACCTTATCGACCGAGCGACCGGAGGTGATCCACAGATCGCGGATTGAATCCTGGATCTGATTGGCCTTGCACAGATTCTCAATCGCGCGCTTGCGATCCGCTTCCATGCTGAGCGCAGACTGAGACTCGGGATTCGCGCCACCCGCCGGCTTCTTGACATCGGACATTGAATGCTCCTTGAGCGTTTTGGCGGAAGCCGCCGGGATTGAAATCTTGGACGCCGACTTTTCTTCTTTGTCGTCGTCGTCATCGTCTTCTGAATCACCATCGCCGTCGTCGTCGGGCTCGTTCTTATCGCGGTCCTCGTCTTCGTCGTCGTCATCGTCCTTGGAACGCGGCTGACTGTTCTCGTCGAGCTCCGGCGTGACGTCGTCGCCGCTATCCTCATCGTCGCCGTTGTCGCCCTCATCACCTGTCAACATCGGGGCGACGGAATCGACCGGATCAGGCGGCAGCGCCGCAGCGATAGAGCCCGCATCCGGGTCATCTCCGACGACGTCCTCGCCGTCATCGTTCGATTCATCGTTATCGTCAGTGGTGACCGTCGTGTCGGGCATGGCCTTCACGCGAACGGGAAACTTGATGCCGGCCGCATCGCGGCCCACGCCGACCGTGGGGTCTGCCGGGACCGTGACGATCGAAACCTCGTAAGGCTCCCAATCGGTCGCCGTATAGGTATCGTTGTCCCGGTTTTCGGTGATCTCGTGGATCTGATAGCCGATCGATACATTGTGAAGGCCGCCGTCGATCATCTTGGCGATGTCGGCAGCGCGATCCGTATCGAACAATCCGCCTTCGAGCTGCAAACGGCCGTCCGCGACCGTGGCGCCGTTCACCATTCCGACCGGGTCATCCCAATTGTGGTTGAACAGAATAGGCATGTTGCCGCCCTTCGCGCGATCCAAACGCACGGCGCCTGGGTCATGTGAAAGGATTTCCGTCATACCCCAGCGGTCGACGGGGTATTCGGACGACGCCGAGAGTTTCAGCCGCGTGCGGCCATCGGCACCCTTGCGAACTTCAAGCGTGCAATTGCGCAGCTCCCGCTTCATTCGCGGGAGTTCTTTATGATCGGCCATGGATTATTCCTTCTTGGCGGTGAGGCGTTCGACGAAGCGTTCGGCGGCGCGCGTTCGCGACGTCAGGTCGGCGACCGTTTGAGTGGCCTCGTCTAACCGCTTCTCGAGCGTGCGAACGCTCTGCTGAGCGCCGGTCGATAGGGACTGCAACTGTTGGATCTCTTCCACGAGCGAAGTACGGAATTCCATTTCAGATCGCGTCTGCTGCGCGGCTTCAAGAATTCTTTCGTCGATCGTGCCAAGCCGTTCGCCGATATCACGAATCTCGCCCAGTCGGCGATCGTCCAACGCTTGCAAGGCTTCGAACCGTTTCGCAATGTCGGCATCGAGTTGCGTTTTGTCGGCTTGGAATTCGCGGATCGCCTTGGCGTGTTGTTCCGCCTGCGCATTGGCCCGCGTCAACGCCTTCGCCAATTCGGCCACCTGCTTTTTCTGTTGTTCGATCAAGGTGCGCGAGACGTCCAGATGTTCGACTATCTGATCACCAAACTCTCGTTCGCGGCTCTTGATTTGCCGAATTTGCGCAAACGCGTCGGCGACATCGTGAGACAGCGATTTAACTTTGGCATCGGTCGCCGCCGCGTTCGCCGCATCGGGCGCCGCGGCGCCGCCCGGGTGCGCGACCACAACCGGCGCCGGCGGCTCTGGCTTGGCTTCGTTGACTTTGATTTGACCTTCGGCCTGCGCTTGGGCGGCCACCACGCTGGCGGGTTCTAAATCGCCGGTGTCCGGATCGACAATGATCTGGCCGCGCGTTTCCGCCGGCACAAACACATCCGGCGAGGTGTCGAATACGAGGCCTTTATCCTTGAAGTATTTCAATTCCTCGGCGCGCTTCTCAGCGATGTCTTCGAGGTCTTGACCGCCGCTGGTGGCCGCGATGACATCCGATTGCGTCATGAAGCCGGCAACGACAGCCTGCTTATAGGCAGCAACTTCCTTGGTCGGGTCGATCCAACTCCAGCCGCGGGGGCGGAACATGCAACGGTGATATTTTTCCATCGCATTCGCATATAGCGTCAGATCGATTTCCGGAATCGCGCGCGCCAACGTCGCCGCCTGCATCCACTGCGCATGGAACGGCTCGCGGAACGAACGGATAAACCACTGTTGGACGACGCGCCAAACGTCGCGATCATCCAGGAGCGCCAGACGGCTGCTCGAATAATTCGATTGTGAATAGTCGCGGCTCAGCGATTCATAAGAAGTGCCTAGGCCCGCGGCCACTTCGCGCAACATGAACCGCATAAACGGGTCGAGCGCAGAGTTTGGCCGGTTCGGCGCCACGAAATTAGCCGTTTCACCAGGTTGTAGGCGCATCCACATGCCGGGCTCGACCGGCTGTTGAATCGTGCCATCTTCCTGAGCGTCGCCCAAGCTCTCCGGATCCTCCGGCGTGGTGATCGTGCCGAGATAGGACGCGGAGCCGCGCGCGGCAATGATTTCGGCCTCGCTGTAGCCGTCCATGTCGGTCAATTTGCGAGCGATAGCGTGCATCCACGGCTCGCCTCGCGTCTGCGGCCAGCGGTCGATGATGCGCAGATGAAACATGTCCGCGGCGGGCACGCGCGAGATCTTCTCCGTCTGCTCAAAGCCGACTCGAATGTCGCCCGGGTGCTGATCGCGAATCCAATAAGCGATCGGCCGTTGGAACTTGTCGCATTCGACACCCATGCGGACCTGATTGCCAGGTGCGATGCCGTCCCCCGGCTGCTGATAGCCTTCGAGGATCCGTTCGGCTTCCACGACCTCAAGCGCGAGGGGCACTTGAGAACTGCCGAACTTGCTACGATGAACGCGGATGAAGATTTCGCCGGCTTCGAAAACCTGACCCATCATCAGCCGCTCAAGATCTGCGAAGTGAAGTTCGCCGCCGGTATGGCAAGAATCCGCCTTGCACCAAGTTTCCCAACCGTTTTCAATCCCTTCATTGACGGAATCGTTACCAGTGTTCTTCGCCGTCAGCACGCGGCCATCAAGCCGAATGCCGGTCCCGATCACGTTGTTGACGATGATCCGCTTGGCGCTTTTGGCGAACGCGGCATCGCGCACCAATTGGCGCGAACGCGTCCGCAGATTGCGCAACGAAGCGACGAGCTCGGCATCGGCCGAATTGTTGAAACCGACCGTGGTGCCGATGTTCAGGCGCGATGGGATCGCGCTCGCGTACATACGCTGTTGCGCCATTGTCGGGCCGAACGGACGCGGCTGGGCCGGCTTTACGCCGCGAAACCAATTCCAGACGCGTTTCGGGAAGCTATCTGGCACGTTGAAATCTCACAAGAATATTGCGATCGACGGAATTCTTGTTCAGGGATTTTTCGGTAAAGACTCGAGCGCGCCAGTAACGAAGGCCGTCGAGGATGTCCTTCTCAGCTTGGAATCGCATCTCACGATTGCCGATCGTATACGCCTGCACGCGGCCGCCGGTGGCTTGCCATTGCGTAAACGCTTGCTCGTATTGCGCCACGATCTTCTCGGCCTGCGTGCGGCCGTCATAGCCCGCCGGAGCATTCGCAAGGTTTTGAAGAACGGTAAGCTCGCCGTTGTCAATCGTCAGCGAGAAACCGCTCGCCGTGAGCGTCGCGGTGTAGAAGTACAGGCCGACCAGGAGTGCGCTGCTCTGCGCCTGAGAGATTGTGGTCTCCCAACCCGGGCCCGGCTCACTCCAATAGCCTTCGGTCACCACGCCTTGCGTCGGCACTCCGGTCAAAACGACGGGTGCGCTGGGCCCCACGATTGTCGTTGTCAAGCCGTAGGCGCTGCTGTCGTAGACGATCCCATCTGGATCCGTATAAGGGCCTTGCAGCCACGAGGGCGTGTCCCCTTGTACGAGCGATGTGATCATGAATGTCCTACCAAGTCTTGACCCAATTGCTTCTGGGCGGTGATTGCGGTCTCCGGCGTGCCGCAGGCGGTGCCGGTGGCGGCATCGGAGGATTCGGTGTTACGGGTTCCGGCGCCGCGGCCGGCGTCGGTGTCGAAGGCGTGCTACTCGTCGGCGGCGCGTTTGAGGTCGTCATCTGCCGCCGGCGCGAATCCCAGAACGGATCCTTGGCGCGATTCAGCCCTACGAGCGAGGCGGCCGCGTAGGCATATACCGCGCAATCCAACGCCTCGTTGCGCCGACCTTCCGGCAAGATCCACTCCCGTTTTGGGAAGCCCTTGACGTACTTGGTGACGTTGCGCTCGGCCGTTAATTGATCGTAGAAGTCTTCGGCCAGATCGGTTGAGAAGTGAACGTAGCCCGGGCCCGGCTTCACAATTTCTAGCCGCCCATACAGCGTGTCTTTGACGATGCTGACGCCGACCATGAAAAGCTGGACGCCTTTCTTGATCTTCTCGCCGCGGCGGTCGATGTCCTGCGGCGACGGCTTGCTGATCACCGCCTTGGCGTCGCCCTGCCCCTTAATCGCGATGAACTGCTGCAGGCCGTGCGCGAGGCGGCGATAGGAGTGCCGGCGGCAGAAGTGATAAACCTCTTGCGTCGCGTGGCCGGAGTCAATCGCGACACAGCGCGCGACGATCTGCGCGCCGCGCGCGTGTTGGATCGGCTGTTCAAAATACTCCAGCAAAGCCGCCCAGACTTCGGGCTCCGACGGGTTGCCGGAAAACACCTGGCGATCGAGCACCCAAGATTCCTCGCCGGGGCCGAAACCCCAGAGATAGGCCTCGATGCGATCCTTCTGGACGTCGGCGCCGCCGGTGATCAACAACGCTTCGGCCGGCGCCGTCGCGAGTCGGTAATCCTCGGCACGTTCGGCAAGTTTGGTCGCCTCGAGCGTGTCCTTGGAATCCTCCCACAGTTCGCCCAGGCTGATGTTAACCCAAGTCTTGAGCTCGTGCGGGTTGTCTTTGGCCGCGAGGAATGCCTTGGCGACATCGCCCAGCGTGCGCCACGGTGAATAGAGTTCGTTAATATGGAAACCAGCGACGCCGGTAAACGGCGCTGATCCGATCCACTCGCCTTTCGAAACCGCCTCGCGCTTCTGGCCCTCGTCGATGATGCACCCGCAATGCGGGCAGACATACCAGGCCTTGCTCGGGTCGACGTCCCACTTCACTTGCGCCCAGACCAACGTCTGCATCTCGCCGCAATGCGGGCACGGCACATAGAAGCGCCGTTTATCCGACTGGTTGTAAGCCTTCTCAATTCGGCTCGCACCCTTCACGGTCGGCGTCGAGACTTTCACGCGCTTACGATTCCAAAAGTTGACGGTGCGCTTTTCGGCCAGCGCCAGTGGGTCGCCCTCGGTGCCGGCACTGATCGGGTATCGATCGACCTCGTCGGCCAGTACCACGCGAATCGGGCGCGACGCCAAACTCGCTGGCGAATTAGCGCCGGCCATGGTCAATTGACCGCCGATGAACTGCTTATAGAGAATCGTATTGCCGTGATCGCGCGAAGCAACCGCGGCAGATCGCTCGGCCAGGATCGGCGTGTCGCGCAACATCGGCGCGACGCGATCCTTGCTGAAGGTCTCGGCCATATCGAGCGTCGGGTTCAGCGATAGGATCGGCCCGGGCTGATTCGTGATGATGTGCCCAATGATGTTGAGCAAGATCTCCGACTTGCCCACCTGGGCGCTCGACATGATGACGACGTCCTGGACCGACGGGTCGTCATAGGCATCCATGATGCCGCGCTGATACTCGGCTCGAGATGTGCGCCATTGTCCCGGCTCTGCCGAGGCCTCGCTACTCAGCCTTCGGTATTGGTCCGCCCACTGGCTGGTCGTCTGTTTCGGCGGCGGCGCCCACGCTAGGCGCACGTCTTGATAGATCACTGCCGGATCCGTCATCGGCGCCAGCGAGTTCGGTAAGGACTGCATC